ATCCCGTTCCTTCAGTCGGCTTTTGCGTCCCTTACGGGATGAACGATTCCGTTCCGAGTCGGCTTACTTGCGTCCCTTACGGGATGAACGATGTGTTCATATTAACACATTCATAGTATATAGTCAAGTAAAAATGTAATAACTGATACAAAAACCCTATGGGTCAAAATTTTGGCGGGATTTTTTTTCGACTATTTTTAGAAAAAAAAGTGAATTTCAGATTGACCCCTTCTTTTTTTTCTTCGGTGGTTTTGGTGATAGATATCCCCAAGAACTTGGTTTTAAAATTCCTTGTCCATAATCAATGCTTTTTAAATCACGTTTAAATTTATCATAATACATATCAAATATGTCAACCCTAACTCCCCTTGTCAGATCAAAACAAATCTTATCTTTATAAAGATATTTAACAATATACGAGTCAGTTGGAGCTTTTTTAGTACAGACATTTTCATAAGAAGAATTATCCATAATAATTTCACATCCATATTTTGATTGGCATTGTTCTTTCTCTTCAGTAGACCAAATTGTTTGTTTTATCTCAGAATTTTTAACTGTCATCTTCTACCACCTCTGCCTCCCCAAACAATATCTGGATATGCTTCTGCTACAACTTCTTTTGTAATTTTATACTTTGTTTCTAATTTCTTATCCTTAACAAGACATATTATTTCTGCTTCAAGTGGATGTAGTCCTTGAAGAATATTGATAAACATCGTTTCTCTACGAATCGCATTCAATGAGTCCTGTCCACCACGAATAAATCGATAAAAATGTTTAAATTCTCTACGAATTGTAGTGTGACCTTGAGAATCACTCACTCCTAATGAGAAATTGCTCATTTCATGCATTTTGCGAACTTCTTGACTGATTTTTGTAGAGAGAGATCCACTATACGTATTTTGATCATCATATCCTACATAAGGAACTTCTCCTTCGGGAAGAACCGAAACTACAGATTCATCAAAATTCCATATGAATAATGATTTTAATGATACATGTTCATATTTTTTTAGAACTTCAATTTTTTTTGCTTTTGATCTTTGTCTTGATACTAAATCAAATACTTCAAAAGCAAATGGATTATTTGGAAGATTTAAAGAAGAATTTACCTTAACTGTTTTTGTAGTTGAGGTTTTTCTTTTAGATGTCATCTTCTTCGTCGATTTCGTAGTCATAATTGTTTTCAAATCTAAATGCTATAACCTCATCTGTAACTAAATTTCCATTCGCATCAAACATTTCGGGATGAGGTTTTGGTAATTCCCGATAGTTCATCAGATAATCTCTTGCGATCCAACCTATCAGTATTCCCACAAATAAAAATAAAAGTGATACTGGTAATAATAAACTTAATATAACATCGCTGTCAATAGTCATTTTTTTACCTCCTGGAAATTGAATATTAAAAGTTTTTTTATTTTCTTTTTTTCCTCCATTCAGTATAAGTTCAAAACCACGGTTTGTGTGGTCATTAATTTTATTTAGCTTATTATTTGATGATTTGTTTTTCTTTAAGAAATTTAATCGTTTCAACAGATCCCCCTAATTTTTTACCATCGACTGAGACTTGTGGAAAAGTGGATCCAGATCCAAATTCTTCATAAAATGAATCTTTATCAAAATGCTCATCTAAATTATACACTACAAACTTACTGTTTGTCAACTCTAAAATTTTTTTAACTTTATCACAGTATGGACATTCATTCTTTGAATATACAGTAAAATTCATTTGTACCTTAAAATAATAATTTATAAATTTAATTATTTCTTATACTATCACATTTCTTATGAACCTTCAAGGGCAGAAATCCTTGCTTCAAGTGCTTCACGTTTTACGATCTCTTCTTGAAGTGCTTTCATTAGATACTTAACCATACCAGAGGGATTAAAGAAATGTCTATCTACTTCTTCAGATTCTCCAATATCTGTCTTACATAATGGATATGCTTCTGGGAAAGCACCTACCAAATCTTGAGCAATGTATCCTGTTCTTATTGGATCACTATCAGACTCCCAATTGAAATGGAATTTCTTAGGTTGTAGTGTCTTAAAGTGTTGTAAAACTCCGTCTGTCCAAGGTTCAATATTTTTCTTTAATCTACTATCTGATTGAGTTTCATTAAAAGCAACGGAACCAGTACCAAGAGTAATGTTTCCAACTACTACTTGAGTATTTCCAGCATCATTTCCAGCTCTAAATCTTATTAACAAACCAGCACCGACATGATTTAAATCCCAATGGTCATCAGTTTTACAATATACTCTACCATTTTGTGTAATATTAACTCCTCTACTAGTTCCAGTATGAACTGCTAGTGCATTTTCATCATGACCACCTGTAATTAATGTTCCACCTGAATCGATGCGAAGTTTTTCATCACTTGCTGCTGTTCCATTCGTATAAAATGACATGAAGTTAGCATCACTGGTATAAGAGTAACGAATACTTCCTTTTCCAGAGTTGCTAACCTCTGAAAAATATACTCTGGAAGTTTCATTATCATCACATCTAATATCAAGAATACTATGTTCACTGTTTGTTGCACCATTCATAATTGTTAATGCTGATGCTGTATCTGCATGATCATGTGTGTTTATACCGACTTGGCCAATGCCAGAAATAACCAATCTATTCGCACTATCAGTTATATCACGAATACAGAATCCTGTGTTAGTTATACCACTTATTCCTGGTTGTAGTTCCCATACATTATCAGGTGTGGGATATGTATTATGCAATCTAACACAAGCACGGTCATTGCCTGCTAACAAATGCATTCTACATGCTGGATCATTAGTTCCAATTCCTACATTACCATCTGTTTTGATGATCGCACTTAAGTTAGAAGATCCAGTGCCACCTGTATAGAATTGAAGACCTTCACTTCCACTACCACCTCGATAATTAATTGAAGCTTGATTGCCCTGATTAGTTGCCCAGTTGATGTTAGCAATATCACCACCAGTAGATGGTCTGAATAATTGAATTGATGGATTATTATCAGCTGCTATTGGCTCACTTACTACTAAAGTGTTTGATGGTGATGTACTGTTAATACCAACTTTACTATTTGATGTGATGCGAAGTGCTTCATCTAACGTTTCATCATCCTGTGACACATAAAATACTAAATCAGCTGTACTATTACCATCACTATCACCTGGTTTTACAGCAGCAATTCCAGCACCTACTTCTGCTACACTATTAGTTGCTGGACTAAATATCAAACCAACACCAGATCCACCTAATTGATTGACTGTATTTGAAGGATCAACTTGGGAAATTACAAAAGGAAAATCAGGGGCAGAGGCATTAACAAT